TTAAAATGAGTTTATATACATATGTAGCAAAATTAAAACGAGTAGTAGATGGAGATACAATTGATGTTTATATTGATCTTGGGTTTGATATCCATTATTTTAGCAGGGTGCGCCTCGCTGGAATTGATGCTCCAGAGAGTAGGACTAAAAATCTGGAAGAAAAGAAGCTAGGACTTGCAGCGAAAGAATATGTTGAGCAATGGTTTAATAAAGTTGGCCCTGAGTTTATAATAAAAACTACGAAAGAAGAAAAGGGCAAGTACGGAAGAGTACTGGGAACAATTACTGATATTAAAGATGAGCGCTGTCTAAATTTGGATTTAGTTGACATTGGCCTAGCTAGGGTATATGATGGCTCCGGAGATAAGACTTGGTCAGAGTTTAAGGATAGCTAATGGCAACAAAGGTTTTTTTATCTGGTGCGATAGAAGGCGTTGAACAGTATGGATCTGAGTGGCGTAAGGTCGCCTCAAAGGAACTGCTGCTTAGAGGCTACGATGTTCTAGACCCAACAATGATCATTGATAATGATTATGAATCTCCAGAAGAAATTGTTGAGAAGAATTTGTATCTTCAGAAAAGAGCTGATATACTTCTAGTCGAATACATGATACAAGATCGCCAATATATAGGGACTGACTTTGAGATGAGTTGGGCCAAGATGCACGGACAGCCAGTCATAGTCTTTGCCTTACCCCAAGCCTCATCCAGAGTTTATCTAAAATATATGGCAACAAAGCTTGCATCCTCGATGCAAGAGGCGATAGAATACATCGCTGTAAATTATCCATCAAATTAACCAGAAAGGTTGAAAATGTCCAATAACAAGTTCAAGTACTTTACTGTTACTACAACTTCAATTGTAAAGGCCCCTAACAAGACCATGGCTGAGAAGATCGCTCTCAGCGCACGTGGTAAGGCCTCAGGTGCAATTGGTGAGCTTCTCTACAAGGATGTAGAGATTGACAGAATTACTTCTGTTGAAGCTTTTGGCCAGCTTTCCAACTGAGAATCAGTAATTTAGGTATACTTAAGGGGGAGGGTTAATCCCTCCCCCCTTTTAGTTGTAAAGGAATTAACTATGATATATGCGCAAATGGTAGGTAGGGATGAATCTTCTAGATACCTAGAAAGAGTCCTGCAAAGACTTAGTGGTCAGGTTGATAAAATTATATTTACTGATGACTGTTCAGACGACGATACTCCAGAGATAGCATCAAAATATGCAGAGGTATTCTCTACCCCTGAACCTATATTTGCTCAGCACGAGGGTAGATTGAGAGCGTTTGCTTGGTCTAATCTAGAGAAGTTTGCCAAAGAGGGCGATTGGGTAATTGCTATAGATTGTGATGAAGAGTTGTATCATGTTGATAATCTCGCAATATCAAAAGTCTTAAGCGCGTCTGAGTTTGATGTTGTGAATGTTCGCTTTTATCACATGTGGAATGAGAATCAGTATAGAGTAGACAAGCTATGGGCACCTAATAATAGTTCTAGAATATTTAGATATGTTACGGGTGGAGCGTTTAAAAACGCAAAGCTAGCTTGTGGCTCTGAGCCAAGTTATGTATCTGAGTGGATAAGAAATAGAAATTACTGGCAGAACTCAGGCTTAGTAATGAAGCATTTAGGTTATGTAAGAGATGAAGATAAGGCTAGTAAATATGAGAGATACTCTTCTTTAGATGGAGGAGAGTTTCACAATATAAACCATATTAATTCAATAGTTGATTCTAACCCAGTATTAATAGACTGGGGCAATTTTGGAATGGAGTAAAAATGACTTTTTTAGATCAAAAGCAGTCTATAATTAAACTTACTGAAGCGATGGGGGGTAAGGAAAAGTTTGCTTACATTAATATACCTAAGTCGGCTATAGTCTCGTTAAGTAAGAATAGTGAGAGCTCCTTTCCTAACTTTTTTGCTAAAAATGTTATAAGCTCCTTAAAGTCAAATGATTCAAGAATAATGAAATCAGTATCTCATTCTCTTGTGTCAGATGTTAAGGATAATAAGCACTACAAGATTGGCCTTCACAAGAACAATGATTATTTGTACTCAAATGTTTTTGAGTATTATTTTATGAATGAAAGAGAAAATTACAACTGTATGGTAGATTTCTATATTAGAAATACACCAAGTGTAATTGTTACATTTCATGATAAGAAGCTTGTAACCAAGGCTTTTGGTAGCTCAGTCCATGCTATAACTGTACCCTATAATAACTACTACTCTAAAGTTGATGATGTATATGCACAGCTTTCTGAGTTTGATGGAGGTACCTACTACTGCCTCCTTGACTGTGGTGTATTTGGTTTAGGTATACTTCCTAAGGTGTGGAGAAATTTAAATATGTCAGTAATTGATTTAGGAAAGACTTTGTCACTTATTAAGGGGAGTAATTCAAGTAATCATGAGAAAGAAAGAGCATCACAGTACTAAGTCATTTGATGATGACGATATTGAGTTTTTAATAGATTTGTTAATGGAAACAAATCTAAGCATTCCTGAAATATCTAAAGAGTTAGGTATTCCAGTTAATGAGGTAAATAAGAAAATTCAACATAATGGATTATCATGGGTTAAAAAAGGTAAGAGAAAGATGTCTCGTGGGCAGTCATCTCTTACTGAAATTTTGAAGAAGATAGTTCCAGGTGAAGAAGTTGTAAATGAATTTCACATAGGTGAAAGACTAATGCTGGATATATACTGTCCAGCTTATAAGTTGGCTATCGAATATCATGGGAGACAACATTTCTTTTTTACTAAAAGATTTTTTGAATCAAAATATGATTTTATAGAAGCACAAAAGAGAGATGTTAGAAAATCTGAACTTTGTAAAGAGAATGGAATTATATTTATTGTATTTAGGTATAATGATTCTTTAACTGAGGAAAGTGTATATAGTAGAATTATTGATGGTATTAGATCTTTTCAGCCTAGTGATGTAGTAGAATCAGAGGCGCATAAGAATTCGTCTACTTCTTCTGAATTTTATCAGAAGATGAAGAAAAGAAATTCAGACTATAGGAAGAAAAGATATAGAGAATTGAAAGAGCAAAGACTGAATGATTTTAGAAGAGGACAAAGATAGCATACTTGATTCTATTGAATACAAGCTTTTTGCCTCCTGCCTAAAAGACCCTGGTGCAATAGAGTACTATTCCAATGAGCTTGATCATGAGTCAGTAGGTCACGTCCATGGTGAGCTGGGTGTTCATGAGCTTTTCTGTGCTTTTGTAGACTTCCATAAAAAGACTGGATTAGAATACGTAGATCCAGTTGCTTTCAAGGTTTGGCTCAATAACGAAACCGATGTGTACAAGGCTCTTGGTGGACAAGAAGGCTTCGATGTCTTGCTAGGTGAGATTAATAATATAGATTATCCAGATAAGAAATCTATAGTTGAAATTATTAAGTATAAAGAGATTAAGAAAAGTATTAAAGATAGTCTTTCTGAACTTAATTATTTATTAGGTAAAAAGGGGTATCAAAGTGATGAAGATTCTAAAAGAATATCTTTCTTAACTGAAAAGATAGCAGAGCTACAGAATTTTTCTAGAAGAAATCCCTTTAATGACGTAACAACAGCACAAGACATAATTAATAGGTCAGAAAAACTCCTAGAAATTCCAGACTTTCTCCCAACTCAATTTAAGGCTCTTAATAGAGCTATGGGTTACACCGATACGGGTGGATTTTTCAAAGGGGCTGTTCACGCTATTATAGCTCCCTCTGGTAAGGGTAAGAGCACCTTCGCCAAATGTCTGGCAAATAACTGGCTAGACAATGGCTATAGGGTCCTTTATGTTAACTTTGAAGAAGCCATAGGTCACTGGGAAAGAGTTTTGATGACTCAAATTTTAGGGGTGAATGTTTATGCAGAGTCGGCTAAATGGAGTGATGAAGAGAAAGACTCAGCTTTAAAGAAGTTTAAAAGTAAGCTAGAGACTTGGGGTGATCGAATGATGGTTAGGCATGATCCGGATACCCCCTACTTTGAAGACCTTGAAAATTGGCTAAGAGAAATAATAGGTAAAGATTTTAACATACCAGATGTAGTTATTATTGATACTATCCAATCAATGTTTACCCGTGGTAGTGGGAAAGGTAAGCCACGTTGGGGTGAATTTGAAGAGATGATGGTTAAGCTCGAAAAGCTTGCTAGAGATATGAACTGTGTTTTGATAATAACAGCTCAGGAAAATGCTAATAGAATGAAAGAGAAGAGAGAGGTGGTTCAGCAGTCTGACACCGGAGGCTCTCTAGCTATTCAGCAAAAGTGTGCAGTTACTATATTCATTACAGAAAAAAGATTAATTTCAGAAGATGAAACAGAAGATGAGAATATAATGCAACTGCAAATACCCAAGAATAGAATCACCGGATCCTCTTTTGTTTACGACCCACCCTTAGTTAAATATGTGGATTCTAAAAAGATTTATGAAGATTACGAAGTTGTTAGTAGTGAGTCTTATTCTGAGGCAACTGACCTTTACAACTTAATAAATGAGGAGAGTTTTTATTAATGATACAGCTTACTGTAAGATCTATAAAAGATTTTCAAACTTGCGAGAGATTGTATGATTACAGATATAACGATGAAAATTTAGATCTTGAAAAAATATACTCAAGAGATCTTTTTTCTATAAAGTTTGAAAATACTTTAAAAACAATACTTTCTTATTTTTGGTACAAAAAACAAGCAGGAGTTACTCCTTCATATTCTTCACTTTTAAATAGGTGGGAAAAGCTTTGGTTTCCTAAAGGTTCAGACTTTTATGATATAACCACTGAGCAGCACGAAAGCGCATATGGCAATACTGCAAGCCTAACTAGCAAGGCCGCATCAGTTTTACTTAATGTGTATGAGATGTATTCTGAAAAAGAGTTTATACCTATAGCAATATCTGATGATTATCTAGCTATACCAAATAAGAAAAGCAGTGTTTCTGACACCTATGATATTATTTATGCAGATGGATCTAGTTATTATGTGGTTAAATATTTTTTTAATTACAAAAGTAAAAATTCCTATATGTATCAAGTAGATTTTTCCACTATGTGGATGGGTTTTCATAATAGGTATCCAGAAAGAATTTCAAAAACTAAATTTGGATATGTAGATCTATTATCTAATGATGTTTCTTTTCGTGAATACGAAGTAACCTCAGAAGATATTGACGCACTGCGGTATTGGTGTGATACAATTGTTGATAAAGATGTGTTTGTTCCTAGAAGGGGTATGACACCTTATTGTAGCAAGTGTCCTTATGACGACCCTTGCTCTAAATGGACAGGATGGAAATAATGCCAAAGAAAAGTATTTTAGATGAAATAATAGAAAGTGACTCTAATCAGTCATACGAAAACGAAAATGAGATATTAGAACCTTTACTTTCAGAAATAGAACTTATAGAAGATGAGTCAATAAAATCATTTGTTAGATCTGTTTTGATAAAAGCTAAATCCTTTTGGTTAATACCTTCTAGTTTTTCTGGAAGGTATCATCCACCAGATGAGCATGGATCTGGTGGAAATGTTCTTCATACAAAAAGAGTTGTAAGAGTTGCCAATACCTTGTGCGAATCTCACTCAGTTATTAATGAAGAGAGAGATGTTGTTTTAGCGGCATGCCTCCTGCATGATGTCACAAAAGGTATAGAGAATTCTTCTTCTGATAATTTTGAATATGATCCCATGCACCCGTACACGGTCGGAGCTTTTGTTCACAAATGCGTCGAGCATGATAAGGGTTATGGAACTGATGATTCTTCATCTTGTTTATTTTTATCTGAGGAAGCAATAAATACCATTCTAAGACTGGTCAGATGCCACCTTGGTCCATGGTCTCCTGTTCCAGAAACTTTTCCCATAACATATTTAGATTATATAGTTCATGTTTCTGACAACGTTGCAAGTAAGATACACAGTTATATAGAAGATAGCGAGTTAATTAATGAAAAGTGGAGAATCTCCTGAAGATAGATTAAAGAAAAGAATTTGGATACTTTCTAATATAGAAAATATAATCAAAGAATCTGTTTACTATAGAACGAATTCATTGTATATGGATTCTTCTACGAGATTGGAGATTATGAATATAGACGAAAAAGTTGGTAGGTTGAGTTTAAATGAAGATATCAGTTGAGTCATCTAAGTTTCTATCTCAGTGGAAGTACGTAGAGGTTGCTAGATATGTTGATTCATTGTCTCGTGTGATAAGAGAAAAGAAAAATGATCTACCAGTATTCTATCCAGTAGATGATATAGACGAATATAGGGACTCAAATAATAACACCGGTTTATATACTTCCATATGGAGATATGATAAGACAGATATCGATTCAGCGGTAAGACTTGGATCACTATATTTTGATATAGACTCTGATGACATTAATGAATCGTATAAAGACTGCCTGACGCTGTATAATTATTTGATTTCAAAGATTCCAAGTTCAGCAGTACTTGTATATTTTACGGGGAAAAAAGGTTTTCACATAGAGTGTGAAGCGGTTACTCTGGGTATAAATCCATCTAATAATTTACCAAACATTTTTAGAT